TAGAAATTAACATGTAGATATTGCCACCATTGTCATAGTATGGTCACATGCTATGAGTTTGATGGATGGATATTTTACCCTCCCTTAAATGGGCGAGCCTGTTCGTGATATAATTGCATTCCAAGTCGATTATATTTGCGTCGGTATCTAGGTTAAGGTTCCTGACTGTATACAGCGTTACAGCCTTTGCGCTTAAGGATAAAAGTGGCAGTCTCACTTAGCGATATAAGTGCGGTGACTCGTAAGTCAAACAAAAACCAAGTACTTGAATGGTGTTTATTGTTTGACCATCAAGTTACTTATATCAAACAAGACTTGCATGACTTGTCCCAACGACTTAACTATATCGGTCGTTTATCAATGGGATCTCTCTGCGATTCGGAGAAGCTCCCATAAAAGCTATGAACCGTTAGGCATCTTGCAAAGATCTGTAAGACGAGCTCTGCCGGTCTTCTTTTTGAAGACACATCTTTTGCGATTGATACTTTATCTCGTACCACGGTTATGGGGCCTTCCGCTCACCGTACATAGTTTTCCCGATATACAATATGTCGAAATAGACAAGATTGCTGTTTACAGGTCCGCTGTCTTTAGTAACGCATATTGCGGTAGGGCATAGCTTTAAACCTATTTCGTGTACAAATTGTACACCAATTTAATTCTTTCCCTGCGGGGTTTAACAAACTACGAACCAGCTACAACTATGTCAAATACTCAAAGCGTTTCAATGTCAGATTTTAATCTTAAAGTCAACAGGCGTACCACTCGTTTCGAGAGAGATATTCAGCAGCGTAAATCAGCTAAATCTAGATATGCGCAAGTTCGCAAGATGTTACCGAAGGTTATTCGCGAGCGTGATGTTCGCAAAGAGCAATTTGCGAGACGAAATGTCTCTGTGTATAAAAATGATGACGATGAGTTTCGTCAGGAGGGCTTTGGATCCATACCTCAGGCAGCTACCATTTTGGGAGCCGTTGGAGTTGGAGCTTTCTTAAGTAAAGCTGGTTCTAAAGTTCTTGGTATTTTAGGCAATGTCACAAAGAGTACAAATCTTGCCAATAAGCTCCTCGAAGATATTATTGGAGTTCTTGAGTCTCTTAAGAGTGCTGTTATTTCTTTGTTGGACAAATTGTGGGTTGTACCTGTTGCTGTTTTGGCTTATTGGCTTTTATCCAAATTTGCCGGTAACACAGCTGTCGTTGTTTTGATAACAACGGCCGTTGCTGCTATTTTTGGTAAGCCGATGTGGGCTTTTGTATCTCAACATTTCGTTCCTGGTTTTCGTCAAGAGTCAGGATTTGGTGAGAATCCTTTCAAGAGTTTCATAATGGCTGTGATGTGTTTTTCATATCTGCCAAAGGAAGCAGGTAAGTTAATGACTGCTCTTTTGACTCGTGTTTCCATTCTTCCTCGGCTTTCAGCTGGCTTGGATTCTTTATTCCAAGTTGCTATATCTATTTGTGAGGCCGTTATAAACACCATTTTATCCATGGTCTCTAAACCAGACGAAGATGGTAAGAAGCCTAAGGTTTTCTTAGGTGATGCTGCTTACAAGGCGGTCCGGCAATGGATATCCGAGTCTTATGCACATAAGGCTCTTTTATTTGACAAACCTTCCACATCTGAAGTCGTGGAAGTTTATGATCATGTGAAAAAGGGTTACGTAATTTTGCAGACCCTTAAGGATGCGGAGTTATCGAGCATTATGAAGCGTTCCTTAGATTCTCTTGAATTTTCACTACAACCATTCATGGGTGTCGTTACAGCTGGTAAGAACTTTCGAGCCGAACCACACTTTGTTCTTTTCACGGGCAAAGCAGGTGTTGGTAAATCTTCCCTGCTAGTCAAGTTTGCCATATCTGTCTTGCTTTTATCAGGCGAGGCTAAACCGTCCGATGTTTTGACCCAACTTTTTCAGAAGGGTTCAACTGAATATTGGAATGGTTATGTTGGCCAAAAGTGCACTATTGTTGATGATATTTTTCAAAAGGTTGCTGCTTTGGGAGAAGCAGATAGCGAGTATGAAAATATCATCAGGATGGTTAATTCTTGGTTATTTCCTTTGAATATGGCAGACTTACCTAGTAAAGGTAAGTTTTTCTTTGACTCTCCTTTAATTATGGGTACCACTAATTGCTCTAATATCAAGGAGACCAGTTATGCTCAAGTCGTCAAGAGTGACGAAGCCATTGTCAGGCGCATCCACGATGTGATTTATATTGAAGCTTCCAATGATTATACCAATGATGGGAAGATGGATTATGAGAAGATGGAGAATGAATTTCTCACTCGACTTATGGCCCTTGACCCCAATGGTGATAACACACCAGAAGCTATATTGTCTTGTGTCCCATGGGAGGCTTGGCAGGCTCAGAAAGTGGATTTCCAAAGTTTTGTTTTCCCAGCTTCAGGGCAACCATTTCACAATCCATTGGACCTTAAAGACTTAGTCTTGTCTGTTGCAAGGAGCTTGCGTGTTAAGAAAGCACAACATAAAGCCTCTATTGGGGCCATGGATGAGTATGCCAACTTGCTTGGCAAGACGAACATCGAACCACAAGCTGGTGATCAAGTCCATGACAAGTCTGAGATAGAGCCCATCGCAGGACAACCCGCAGTACGATCTGCTGATTATGTTCCCGTGCCGTCCTCTATCGAGGATAAAATTCAGAAAACCACAGAAGAATATGCGAGTCATGAGCAAAGAATACACCGTAATTGGCCTTTACCACCCGACGAGCGTAGGCTTGCCAACCTTATCCGTCGGTTTAATGGCCAGCGTTACATGTACACCCTTAAACTTGAGGAGATTAATCGCAGGTCGAACATTCTTGAAGAGTTTAGAAAGCCGAAGGATTTTCTAACGAATCTATTGCTTACTTTACGTAGTGGTTCTGACTTGTATTTCTTCGAACGATTGAAGGATTACGTTGAACCGGCTATTAATGCTGATGCGCGTATTGAACGAGACAATCACAATCGTAAGTTGTTGGGTCTTATTCAACGCGTTGAAGCTGAGGAACCTTTGGATTATAAAAGTGCCGAGTTGGCTCTTGTTTCCATTTTCAATGTGTGTTCGACTCCAGGTTTCTTTGAAAAGATTGGTATGAATTCGATGGCAGTAACAGCTTTGATGTCCACTCTTGGTGCTATACGCCGCGATTTAGATAATTACTTTGAAACTGTCAAAGATTTGAATGTGTGGCTTAACAAGCAGGCGACTTACCATGGTGTTATATTTGGTATGTTCCAATCCCTCATGACATCAGTTAAACGATTGTCTCCAATGGGTATCGTCAGTGGAGTACTTGGTATTTATACCATGGTGAAGATTTTGAAGATGTCTTTTAAGGTTATCGTTTCCATTCTCAAGTCCATATATACATCCATACGCGCCATTCTCGGATTGGGCGATGAGGAAGTCAAGACCGTTGTTGATGAACCAGTTGTTCAAACACAAGGGAACCACGTTGCCGTCCTTCAAGATGCCCAGACTTATGATAAGATATACGCCAATCTGTACACCATATTTTTACCAGATATAGATGTACAAATTGGGCATCTGTTATTCATTGAAAGTAACCTGGCAGTTATGCCCTTTCATTTGATAACAGATATTCAGAAACGCTTGCAAGAAGGCAAGATATCTGAGGACGCACGCTTGTCATTGTTGAATGGAGCTGAAAGGTACAATAAGATACACATAACTGTCAAACAGTTCCTTACTGTACCAAGGTATTCAAACCCAGATCTGGTAACAGACAGTGTGTTCTTACATTTCCCCAATGCCATGAATGTCACAGCCAAATCTCGCATTATACAGCACTTTATTTCTGAGGAGGACTATAAGTCCGTTGCGATGTCAGCTTTACCATGTCGGATGGATACCACAAAGCTTGCCAAGTCTGGTGATACCATACGGATGCAGCGACATACGTCGTCTGCTCCTGTGGTCAAGAAGGTTGTTGGTATGCCTATAGGACCAGTTACTCCTGAGTTTATGTGGTCGTCTTGTCACACCACACAGTTAGGTGACTGTGGGTCACCACACATGCTCTCTAGAAGGTCTACTTGTCCTAAGAGTCGATGCATTCTGGGAATTCATGTTGGTGGTAATGCCAGCTTTTGCCAACCATTGGCTGTCGCTATACCTATCTCTTTGGAGATGGTTATGGATGCTAAAAAGCACTTTGGTACTATATCCGATGAATTTACAGAAGATCTTGAGTCTAAGGGCATCAAGTTGTCTATGGTTGACGTTGAAGTCCAATCTGGTTTGAAGATGGTTGGTTTGACAGGTGGTTCTTTTGAGCTTATTGGTGAGTTAGATAAAGCTGTCTCAATAGCACCCAGATCGAAATTCACACACACACCGCTGTCGAAAGAAGAACCTTTCGGACCATCGGGGCTGAAGATAGCACATCTTAGTCCCGTTGTCATTGATGGGGTGGTCAAATACCCCATGGTTGAAGGTTTGAGGAATTATCAATCTCCTTTGATATACAGAGAAATTCCTGATTTGGATTTGATAGTTTCCATTGCAACTTCTCAGTTTCAAAAGGAGAGTGTTTATGACACCCGTGAGATTTTCACTTTTGAAGAGGCTGTGCTCAGTCCTGCTCTTATGAAGTTGAAAGCCATAAATCGTGCCACCTCAGCCGGCTACCCATTTGTGTTGGATGGGATGCCGGGCAAGAGAGCTTATTTTGGCTCTGGTGAAGAGTATGATTTATCAGGACCAGAGTGCGCCAAGCTTAAAGATCGTGTGGAGCACATATTGTCGTGTGCAGCAGAGGGTCGGCGTTTGAGTCACATCTGCATTGATTTTCTCAAAGATGAAACCCGACCAGCAGCAAAAGTTGATGCTTGTGCTACTAGAATTATTTCTGGTACTCCACTCGATTATAGCATAGCTTGTCGCATGATGTTTGGAGCCTTTATGGCAGCCATGTTTCGTTGCAACACCTTGTCTGGCTTTACACCAGGTATTAATCCTTATCAAGATTGGTGGATTTTAGCTTCCAAACTTAAAGAAGGAGGTGATTTCTTCTTCGATGGTGATTTTTCGAGGTTTGATGCTTCTGAGCAACCATACATCCTTTGGGCCATATTGAAGTTTATCAACAATTGGTATGATGATGGACCAGTTAACGCTAAGATACGTGAAGTCCTTTTTATGGATCTTGTCCATTCCCGTCATTTAACCAGCCATCATGGTCCTTTGCGCTATGTTGTACAATGGACAAAGTGCTTGCCATCTGGACATCCCATGACGACACCTGTCAATTCCATTTATGCCATGATTGCTCTGGTTCTTTGCTACGCTCGAACAACTGGTTCTTGCGTTGATTTCTGGGACCATTGCTTTGCGGTTACTAATGGTGACGATAACGTGGTGGCAACTAAGGAATCTCGTATAGCTCTTTTCAACCAAGTAACTGTTGAGAAGGCTATGAGGGATCATTTGGATTTGACTTACACTTCTGGTTCTAAAGATGGGACTCTCGTTGTTCACAAACCTTTCGATTCGTTGATCTACTTAAAGCGTAGTTTTAAGAAAGACGAGGACAATTCCTTAGCTCGGGGGGGTTGGTTGGCCCCTTTAGAGTTGCAGAGTTTCTTATACTCTGCTTATGTTACTAGGGCACGCAAAGATGTTGCCCAGGACATATGTAACAACCTGGAGTTTGCGCTTGGTGAACTCAGCCTCCACGATGCTGAAAAGTGGGATTGCTATGCCCATAAAATTAAAGATCAGATGCTTCGCTTCGATCGAGCTCCCAAACTCGGTGTGAGCAGAGATAGTTATCGACAATTTATGGCTAGCAAAACCGATTTTTGGTATTGAGCATATACACGGCAAGGCTTTTGTAAATACTTTACACGCCCCCTTTAGTCTTGTGTCAGGAAGCTCGCACCCAACTACTCAAGTGAGAAGGCGTGTACTGTGAGGTTATGGGAATAACCCTCACTGAGAAAATTTCCCGCTACAGAACGTGATAATATAATTCATGAAGATATTTCTTCATTGGCACTAGATGCCACACATAATGTTGGTTTGGCTGAATTTAGTAATGAAGCCACTGAGGTTACTGAAATTAACCATGGTATCTCTAAGGATATGATTCCAATTCCTGATGATGAGTACCAAGATATTAAGAGGTATTTTGAAAGACCTAGATTATACGCTAAGTATAATGCCTTGACAACAAGGGCTAATATAACTGTTATTGACTTTACTTCTGGGCCAGCGGGCAACCCTATAGCCAAATGTTGGCCAGCAGACGCATTGCGTCGTTTGGCTGGAGCTTACGCCTTTAGGTGCACCATGAAGTTTACTTTAACTTTAGCTGCTACACCTTTTCAACAGGGCCTTGTTACGGCTGGCTTTCAATACGGTTGTGGTAGTTTAACCCAGATTCATGCTCGCGGTTTATTTCCTCCGCTGTCTACTAACATACCCCATGTTAGGCTTAATTTTGCAGATACTACTATAGCAGAATTGGTTGTTCCTTACATATTCCCTTATGATTTCTTTGAATTGGGGAACACCACAATTGGTGGTGGAGATGGTACAGATTTTCCTGCAGGACAATTTTCTATTGTCCAACAGTTACCATATACGACTTTGCCAGGGTCTACAACTCCTCGCATGTCTTTATATGTGTCTCTGCATGATATGGTACTTTATGGAGCAGTACCTATTTCCTTAGGTGCCATTATTCCGCAATCTGGAAAGTTTATAGAGAAAGAAGCTAAAGCTTCAGGCTCTAAGATTAAGGCATCTTCTGTTTTAAGTACTGTTTCCAAAGTTTCTGGGACTGTTGGTAAAATTGCCGGAACATTAGGAATTCCATTTCTTTCCACAGCTGGTACCACTGTTTCTTGGTTATCTGAGAAGCTGGCTGGTACAGCTAAGGCGTTTGGTTATAGTAAACCTATTATGGAGGGTTCTCCTCAGAGGAACCTTCTTGTAGCCTCAGCTCACGATGGGAACGTAGACATTCCTGATCCATCTACAGTTATTGCCCCATTTGCTTCTAATAGGATGGATTTAGCCCCTGTTGACGGTACTAAGGTTGATGAATTGTCTATGCCATATGTTTTATCCCAGTGGAATCAGATTTTCGTTGGTCAGCTCAGTACAAGTTATGCTGACGGTACTTTTGTTTATGCAACTCGCTGCTCTCCAACAAATCTTTGGTTTAGGAGTAACAATGGCACTCCAGGAGGTAACATACCTCTTCCTATATCTGGTACTGTGAGTGCTAATTCTTATGCACCTAGTACTTTGTGTTATTTAGCTCCTATGTTTAGGTATTTTAGGGGTGGTCTTAGATTCAGGTTTACTTTTGCTAAGACTAAGTTTCATGCTGGTCGTGTTGTTGCATCCTTTGTACCTTCTACTGAAGATTTTACAAATCTTAGCGTTGGTACCAGTCTTGTTCCCTTACCTGAAGTCGCGAATGGTGGTATCCAACCATTTGCATCTTCCGCTATATTCGATCTCAAGGACGATACAGTTTTTGAGTTTGATGCTCCTTTTGTTTGCACTCGTTCTTGGTTGAGCACCTTAGGTAGTTACGGAGGAGTTTCTTTAGGGATTATGGACACTATTCGCACTACTGGAGAAACTGCTTCAGTTATACCTTTTATGGTAGAAGTTTGTGCTATGCCAGACTTTGAATTTGGAGATTATGTGGGTACTGGTACTGTTGGTGCTGTTGGCACTAATTCTAATATTTTCACCACCATTTTACAATCTGGTTTACAGCTTATTGACGAAGATGAACCAACTGATGTTCCAATGCCCACTCAAGATTCTGTCATCCTGCGCTTGGAGTCTGGTGAAGATTTAGATCAAATAAATCCTATTTCTGACAGGGAGGAAGAAGTTTGTCAATACACTATGGGTGAAAAGTATACTAGTTTGAAGGAGATCATGCAGATCCCCTACTACAGTACTTATTTACAGGCTGCTGGGAATGCAACTAATCCCCAATGTACATTACCTAATTGGGCATATTTTCCCAATATACCCTTAGCCACACCATACAATAACACAGCTAATTTTGGCTTTGCTAATATACCTGGTTCTTTAATTGCGCATATGTATTCATATGCTTCTGGTGGGACAACGTATCACGTTTATAGTTCTAACTCTGATGTACAAATGTTTATTAGACAGAATCCTATAGACGGTGGTGTTTTAAACGCTGTACCTTCTGCTACTGTTTCGGACCCACGATTTCGCGGACCTTGTGTACCAGTTAGACATTATGCAGCTGGAGGGGCAGTTAATTATTTGCACGCTAAGTGTCCTTCGTATCAGAAAGTACCCTTAGTTCCAAGGGACAATTTTGGTCTTTTGGGTTCCAACTTTGTTTTTGGATCGGTTGCAACTGCTCCGAGTCCTTACAAGAATTCAGGTTGGATTTTACAGACCACTAGTGGCTCTGCAAGCACAGTGAATACTCGTTTTACAATTGGGGTTGCCGCATCTGATGATGCTAAGTGCTATCAGTTTATTGGGCCTCCACCAGTGCTTTTGCCTGCATCCACTTCAACTGCT